CCCGGTGCCGACCTTGCCGTCACGTATGACGGGCTTGCCGTCTTGGAAGGTAATGAGCGTCATGCCGATGTAGCCGTCGCACAGGTGGCGATATCAAACCACCGAATGCAACCTGCAGCGTGGCCGAGCATTTGCGTCGCGGTCGGCTGGTATCCTTGAAGCGTAGAAAAATCCACGCCCGAGACCTCCATCGAGCACGTCGCGGTCGCGGCACACACCCGCTCTTGGCTCACGGCATACCAGCCCCATCCGTTGTGCCCCAGCGCCACCCACCGCTGCGTGCAAGCCGTCGTGGTAGAGAACGTAAGGAACTGATTGCGGGCCAGCATTGTCATCGCTGGCGCGATGGGGTCGCCGTTGTAGACCGTCACGACGGCCGTTGTCTCCTTTGCCCACCCGTCAGTGCCTTCGTGCTTGGCGAGGAGCAGGCGAACGCCACAGGAGATGGAGGCGTCATTCGGCCCGCCAAGCGACTGCCGCGGCTCGTCCCGCTCGATAAGCCGAACGGCTTTGCCGATTCGCTTGGCGTCGTTGAGTGAAAACCCGAAGGTGTCGGCCACCGGTCACTCCTGAAACACGACGTAACGAATGTTCCCAGTGGTGCCGTATCCCTTGGCGGCTAGCGTGATAGTCGGCGCGAGGGGCACTACAGCGGCACCGCCGCGGGCCAGCTTGCAGAACTCTTGAATGTTGGTCCCGTCATACGAACCAATAGCCACATATGCCGTACCGCTGGTCGCGGTCGAGAGGTTGCGAAACCCGGCGTAGCCAGCTGCCGTGATGGCTCCGATGCTCAGTGTTGAAACGTTGGTCGTGACGTTCACGATCTGTGCATGCACACCCTGGGCCGCCTGGTTGAACCGCAGTCCGCTGGCCTGAAATGTCTCATTGTGATTGCCGTTCGCCACGGCAACACTCAGCGATACAGAAACTTCGTTTGCCATTGTTTTCTCCTACGGCAGCAGTCCGCAGCTGCGAAGCATGGTGGTATGGTCTTTCTCGTCATACGGTTTGATTGACAGAACATCGGGCTCTTCCCCGACATCCTTGGCGGAACCGTCGGCGTTCAACGCCACAGGCTTTGAGACAGGGTTTCCTGCCTTGTCAAGCACGGCCAACCGATAACCGCTCACTACCTCGTTGTACCCAACGTTGTAGTAACGGATCTTCCAATCAGCAGGGTTGTACGTCCATTCAACCGAAACGCTCCAAACCTGATTCTTCTGGTCAAACTCCGCACCGTATCCGGTGACACGAAGCTTGTACGGGTCGGCCCCCAGGAACGCTGTCTGGTTGCAGGTGTTGAGGTACGTGAACAGCAGCGGAAAGTTAGGTGCCGAAACGTTGGTGTTTGTGTACGTCATCCGCAGTAGAGCAGTGTCTTCCTCGAGCCCATCGACTGGGTCGCCGGCTGAATTGAGCGGCGGCTTAATTGGTTCGTCTGGGTTATCTTGGTTTGACTCGCTCGCCGGGCGACGCTCCTGCAACGACTGCAGAGAAATCTTCAGCCACGTTAGTTCTTCGTCGCTCGGGTTGTCTTCTTTGTCATTGTCAATATCAACCGGCTTTGCGTCATACTTCACAGTGCATTTGACGCAAAACTCGTTTTCATCGTCGTAGTACGAAAAGTCTCGGCCGGTGACATAGAAGTCAATGCCGCCCACCGGCTCGTAGTCGTTAATTTGCGGAATGGCGCGATTGAAGAACTCTGGCCAAATGCTAGCGTCGTTCTTGATGGCACCGAAATCTGGGGCTGCGTCGCAGATGATGAGCAGCTCAACAGAGCCCGTGTATTGAATTGAGCCCTTCTCGGATTTGGTTTCTGAAAACTCAAACGACCGAAGTTGCCGAACCGTGCGGATGGCCATGAGCTACACCATCGCAATCTGTGCTTGGCCGAAGCCGGGGATTTCGCGGACGGCAGCAGCCACATCCTCGACGCCGTCGGCGGTTCGCTCAGTGTTGTCAGCAGTGGCTTTTGCGGCGTCGCCGCCAGCCAGTCGCGGGTCGCCGCCACGGGCCAGGGAATTACGGAACGACTGTCCCTCTGACGAGCCGACCACCAGGGCGCGAAGCTCGGAGGATGCGGCCTTGATGGCAGAGCCGATGCTTTGGCCGGCGGCACTTCCTGCCTGGGCTGCACTGGCAGCCTGGGCATCAGCCTGGGCCTGGGCGAATCCGGCGTCAAACGCCGCGAACGGGTTGGCAATGTTCTGCACACCTGCGGCAAAGCTGTTGGCGGCCTCTTCGCCGTACATCTGCCCCATCTCGGCAGCACCGCGTGCCATCTCGCGGGCACCACGACTGCCTTCCGCCAGGCTGTCTGCCAGCCCCTCAAAGCCAGCCGCCTCGGCCAGAGCAGCCATCGACTTCATCACGCGAGAAACGCCAGACAGGATGAGCGAGAATACCTCATTGAACATCTGGCCAATCTGCGAGCCGAGAGCCATGAATACCTGAAAGATGCCAGTAAGCAGCGTGACGGCACCAACGACCATGCGAATGGAAAACACCAATCCATCCGCCAGCGTCTTGGCTACCGTCCACCCGGCTGTGTTCTTGGCGAAGAAGTCAACGATAAGGTTGGAAACCGTCGTGATGGCAGGCGCGAGTTGAGCCAAGAACTGATTGACGAACCCTTGCATCGGCAACGCCAGCCGCCCAATCGCGTCACCCATAGACTCAATCGCTGCGACCTGCGGGCCGCTCATCTTGACGCCAAGGTTGGTGAGCAGCGTGTCCATCTCCGCGATGCCGTCGGCACCCGTGCGGATGAAGTTCAAGAGCCCCTGCCCACTGCGGCCGAAGATGTCGATGGCAGCGGCGGCCTGCATCTGCGGAGGCAAAGCGGCGATACGCTGCGAAATCAACCCAAACTGCTGGGCCGTGGACAGACCAGCCAGGTCTTCCATCGTCAGGCCCAACTGGGCAAACGCCTTTTGGGCCGGCTGCGACCCTTGTGCCAACTCGCCCACCATGCGAGACGTGCGACGCAAACCAGCCGTCAACGCCTCTTGGCTGACGCCGGATTCGGCTGCAACCTGCTGCATCACCTGCAGGTCGCCAGTGGCCACGCCCAGCTCTTGCGACAGATTGTGCAACGCCTCGGCCGCCTGCGTTGCACTCGTGAGTGCAGCCACCGCACCGGCCAGCGTGGCAAACCCACCCACCACCGGCAGCAGCATGGGCGAAATCTGCCCAAGGGCACCACCCAACGCCGACATGCCGTTGACGCCAGACTGAAAACCCTTGAGCTGCTTACTCGCTCGAGCCAGCCCTGCCGTCAGCCCGCCCGTGCTGGCCGTGACGCTGACGTTGACGCGTCCGAAGTTCTTGGCCATGGCATCACTATGGGCGTGGGATTGCGTTCAAAGTGGCAAGGATCTGGTCGGGCGTCTGGGCTCGCTTCGGCACCGGCATGAAGTCCTCGGGCTTCTTCGGTGGTTTGTTCTTTCCTCGGCTGGCGTTGTACCGCTGGCAATGTGCGACCGCGTCCCGCAGCCACTCGTCGCCCCACGGCTCGATGAGGTAGTACCCCATCCATCCGTACAACTGGTCTACCGGCATCACTTCCGCGAGCCCGCCAGGGCCCTCGACGTTCCACGTTCCCAGCTTCAAAGCCAGCCGATACAGGAACAGCAGCACCGGCCGGCTTTCTATTTTCCCGCCGCCTCCTCCACTGCATTGACGCCGATGCCGTTGAGCTTGAAGCCAGCATCCACGATGGTTTGCACGATGTCCGTGTCGAGCTCGCCAATCCACTCGGCGTCGCCATCCTCAAACATCCGCGTGCCGTCTTCGTTGACGCACACCATGGCCACGAAGCGAGCTCGCACGTTGTCGAGATTGACGCCGCCGGCACGGCCGCCCGTTACCATCTGCTCGAACCGGTCGCGGTCCTTCGCAGCAAACTTGGAGACGTAGACGGTGCCGAGTTCCGGCACCTCGACGGCGACACGGGGCCGCACGCCCCGCTTGGCCTTGATCTGCTCACGGGTCAGAGCCATCCGCGCCTCCTATCAGCTCGAGGTCGACAGTGTGCCACTGAGCTTGATGGTGAGTGTGCCGCTCATCATGTCTTCCATCTGCGCCCCAGCCTCAAAGTTGGTGGCAAATCCGTAGGCACTCCACATCATCGTGGTAGTGCCGCCGGCTGCCCAGATCACATTTACCACTTGATTAGTGGCGACGTTTGTTAGGTCGGCCGTTACCCTGACAGCCGGGTCAAAAAGTACTTCGACCGACAACTCACCGGGGTCGTAGATGGAACTGCCGACGAACTCCTTGGCCGTGCTCGTCATGTGCGTGGCGTCAGCCACAGCACGCGAGATGCCGCCGTGGTTCACGCCAGTGATCTTGTAGCCGGTCGCGGATTGCAACGCGGTGCCAAACGTAACGTACGTTCCTTGCCCGATGTCAGCAGCCATGTGTCAACTCTCCGTGTACGTGATTTCTACCGAAACGTCCGTGCGATAAATCGGCAACTGCTCGCCGTTGGAAGGCGGCTCCTGGGCGTCGTCGTCGTCCTTGACGGCCGCGAGCCGAATGGCCTCCGTCCTCTTGAATTGTAGGGCGACCCGAATGGCTCGCGCGAGGTTTCGCACCTCCAGCAGCGACTCGCCAATCGCCGAAACCGTGAACGTCACGCGGGTGATTCCGGTCATGCCCTGCATGTGCATGTACGGCCCACGGCCGAGGCTTTCACGCTGATAGACGATGCACGGAAGCGTCGTGCCCTGCGGGGCTTGGACGGCGTAGATCCGGCTTCCGACGGTCAAGGCAATGTCAGAATCCGCCGACAACAACTGCACGAGGGATTCGTCGATGTGCGTGGTTGTTGGCACTACTTGCCCCCGTGCATCTTGCGAATCATCCACCGCTCTTCCTCGGCAATGGCGGCCCCCAGGTTCTGCTCAAGCTTGCCGACCAGTTCCTGC